AGTCTTTCCCTGCTGATGTTTGTCCTTGGATTCCTGTCCGTCTCTTTAAGATGGATGGTGAACATTATAGTCGCTCGTATGTTGAGGAATATATTGGTGACTTAAAGACCTTAGAAGGTCTCTCTAAAGCCATTGCAGAGATGTCTGCTATTGCTGCTTCTGTAATCTACCTTGTGCGCCCTAATGGTGTGACACAACCTAGCAAGATTATGAAGACAAAAAATGGTGGCTTTGTAACAGGTAACAAGGAAGATGTTACTTGCCTGTCGCTGGACAAGACACAAGATATGCAAATTGCTAAAATGACTGCTGATGCTATTGAAAGCAGATTGTCTTATGCGTTCATGCTCAATTCTGCTGTCCAACGTAGTGGCGAACGTGTAACGGCTGAGGAAATCCGCTATGTGGCTAATGAGCTAGAAGACACCCTTGGTGGTATCTATTCTATCCTGTCACAAGAATTGCAGCTCCCCTTAGCTAATACACTTTTAAATATCCTTTCCAAAAAAGGTGAAATTGCAGATGTCCCTAAAGATATTGTGTCTCTTGCCGTAACTACAGGCATGGAAGCTATCGGACGTGGACATGACCAACAGAAGCTTACTGTCTTTATTCAGGGTATTGCTCAGATTCCGGATGCAGCATCTGTTGTGAATTGGGAAGGTGTGGCTCGTGCTTGGGCAAACAGTTGCAATCTTGATACCACAGGTCTGATTAAGTCTGCGGAACAGATTCAGCAGGAACAGCAACAGGCACAAATGATGGCAATGGCACAGGCTGCTATACCTAATGCAACCAAAGGTGCTATGGATGCCATGAATCAGCAAACACAGGGAGGTAGTGAATCTAATGGCTGATACTGAAAATCAAAACACACAGGTCAATGAAGAACCTAAGGAAACACAGGTAGATATTACTGATACTACTATTGTTTCTAATGGTGAAGTAATTGATACCACTAAAAATGAAGGTGGCAAGAGTGAGGAAGAAACCACCACTAGTGAAAAAGACACCACAGAAGAAAAAGAAGACAAACCTGCTGAGGAGCAGGAAGATTACCAAAAAGCTAAAGGTGAGATTGAATCTGCCAAGACTGAGCTGGAAGGTAAAGGCATCGACTATGCTGCCTTAGAAGCTGAATACAATGAAAAAGGCGAGTTGTCTGAAGACAGCTATAAGCTGTTGGAAGAAAAAGGCTACCCTAAAGCTCTTGTAGAAGCAGCTCTTGCAGGTTGGCAAGCTAAGGCTGATGCTTTTGCTAACAAGATTATTGAGGATGCAGGTGGTATCAATGAGTACAAACGTATCCAAAAATTCGTGCAGTCCCAAGGTGCAGGTGCTGTCAGTGCCTTCAATGCTATTGTAAACAAAGATGATTTGTCTGTTGTGTCTGCTTACATTGCAGGTGTGAAGGCTCAAATGGTAGCGCAACATGGTACTGCTAATCCTACTTTAGGTGGCAGTGGTAACGTGGGTAAATCCAAAGGCTATACTGATGCCAATGAGATGATTAAGGCTATGAGTGACCCACGCTATGGCAAAGACCCCAACTATATGCAGGAAGTAGAGCGTAAAGTCGCTGCTTCTAAATTCTTCGGTTAAGACAAAAACGTCAATCCCCTCCTAGATGGAGGGTTATTTTTTTTTTATTCAAAATTATTAAGGAGTGATTTAATGGCTGATATGATTATTGCCAACCCCGGTCTTGCACAATCTGATAAAGGCAAAGACCGCTTAGGTTTATTTCTGAAAATGTTTACCGGTGAAGTTCTCACCGCTTTCTCTCAATCCACTATTACCGGTGGTCGCTTCTCTGAGCGTACTATTGAACATGGTAAGTCTGCTATCTTCCCGATTGTAGGTCGAGCAAAAGCTAAGTACCTGAAAGCAGGTAAGAACTTGGATGACCTGCGCACCCCCATTGAGCACAATGAGCGCACTATCGTGCTGGATGGTCTGCTGACCTCTGACTGCATGATTTTTGACCTTGACGAAGCTATGAACCACTTTGAGCTGCGTTCTAAGTATTCTAAGGAAATGGGTGAAGCGTTGGCTGTTGCTCAGGACTGTGCTATCTTGGCTGAAGTAGCTAAGATGATTGTAGCAGACAAAGAGAATCTGCCTACCAATACTACTACTGGTGTCAAAGGTACTGGCAAGGGTCTGATTGTCACCGAGACTGTGGCAACCGCTGACTATGGCGAGACTGAAGCTATGGGCGTAGCTATCTTTAAGGAACTGTTGAAAATCAAGACCAAAATGTCTGAGAATAATGTTCCGCTGGCAGGTCGCAACTGCTATATTAAACCGATGGCACTCAATGCACTGATTGCCAACAAAGACATCATCAACAAACTGTATGGTGCTTCTATGACCATTGAGGGCAACAACCCTCCGAAACTGATTGGTTTTGATTTGATTGAAGCTCCCCTGCTGACCGAGGGTGGTGTAGATAACGAGAATGTTATGCAAGGTGATGGTCATGTATTCCCTACTACCTACAAAGACACCTGCCAATTCATTGTGGCACATCCGTCTTCTGCTGGTATCTTGACCCTCAAAGGTCTTGGTATGGAACATGCTCGTCGACCTGAATATCAGGCTGACCAAATTATTGCTAAGTATGCAAAAGGCTTTGGTGGTCTGCGCCCTGAAGCAGCCTTCATGGGTGTTGTAACTCAGGCTTAATTTTAAACAACTACTAACCTTAGGGGATGGCGTATGCTGTCCCCTATTTTTTCTAAAATGAAAGGAGATGCCAATGCAACTAACAGCATTAACTGAACTTGATGCAGTCAATAGTATCATTGGTACTATTGGTGAAGCTCCTATCAACAGTCTTGAAGAAATGACAGATGTGGATGCTATTAATGCCTTACGTATCCTGCGGAATATCAGCAGACAAGAGCAGTCACGTGGATGGACTTTTAACAAGACACCCCACTTCACCCTTAACCCTGACGTAGACACCAAAAAGATTCCATGGAACAGTAACTACTTGTATCTTAAGGATAACCATGGTGTCAAACTTGTTAGACAAGGTGACTATGTGAAAGACCTGTTTAAAGACACACTGATATTTGAGCATCCTTTAGATGTAGAGATGGTGCTTTATCTTGACTTTGAAAACTTGCCGGAGCAGATGAGGAACTATATCTTAGCTAAGGCATGTTTTGTCTTCCAAAGCTCCTACTTTGGTGATGATAGTCTGACCAAGGTTACCCAGCAGGAGATTGCTGAAGCATGGCAACACCTGATGGAATTTGAGGTAGACAATAACAGCTACTCTATGCTGGAGCACACCTATGTGCATAAGCTGAGATTGAGGTGAGACTATGGGATTGATTAATCAAGACATAAAGAACCTTGTTAGTGGTGTGTCTCAGCAACCCCCTATCCTCAGACATCCTGAACAGCTAGAGGAACAGTTGAATGGTTATTCTAGTGAAGCAGGTGGTTTACAAAAGCGTCCCCCTACTATCTTTGAAGCCAATCTAGGTAAGAGGGGCAATGCTATCAATAAGCCTTTGATACATTTTATAGATAGAGATACTAATGAAAAGTATATTGTTATCTTCACAGGCGCAGGTATTGATGTCTTTGACCTACAGGGTAACAAGAAAACTGTGACGATGAAGGAGGATACCTCCTATATTTATACACAAAGTCCACGTAGTAATATTAAGGTTATTACTATTGCTGATTATACCTTTATCGCCAATACAGTACAGAAAGCTAAAATGTCAGATAAAGTGGATGATATATCATGGAATACTCAGGGATTACTTGTAAATATTAAGAGTGGGCAGTATGGCAGAACTTATAAGATTGTAGTAAACAAGGAAACTGTGGCAAGTTTTGAGACACCTGATGGTAGTGATAAGTCCCATACTAAACAGATTGCTACTGACTATATTGCTCAACAGTTAGCCACTCAATGTATTGAGAAAGGCTATACTACTACTACAGGGTCTTCTTGGTTATATCTTAAGAAAAGTGCATTTGTTACTGAAACAGGAGAGGTTGTATCTACACAACCTTCTACTACCCCTGCTCAGCAGGAGGATATTTTTAAGGGACTTAATTATAATTATCTTTATATGTCTAGTTTCTATTATAAGGCGTATACTCCCTCCACTGTAGTACGTTCTTTAGGTAAAATTGTTGTAACTATCCCAAAGAGAAAGGTGCTAACTGATGCTACAGATATAGAAGCTTACAATAGAATTAAAGCAGAAATTGACAGATGTGCTTCTGAAGGATGGACTGTTACTAATGTGGATGCTGAATTGACAGTTTATCGCAACTATAAACCTACATTAGATAAAACAGAAGCAGATGCTTACACGATTGAGTATGGTGAAAAGACTAATACACCTTCTTATAGTGTAGCTAAGTCTCTTATCACTTCTGCTGAAGTATTTGATGGGTATAACAATCAGGCTGCTTTCGGTATACTAAAATCTGTGCAGAAGTTTACTAATCTTCCTGCTACTGCCCCTGATGGCTATCTTGTAAAGATTGTAGGTGAAGAAGGCAGTAACACTGATGATTACTATGTTAAGTACAGCGCAGAAGAAAAGGTATGGAAAGAGTGTGCTAGACCTAACCTGAAGAACCACTTTGATACCTCTACTCTCCCACATGTTCTTGTGCGTGAAGCAGATGGTACTTTTACCTTCCGTAGAGCCGAATGGGAATCTAGGGATATTGGTGATGAAGACAGCAACCCTATCCCCTCTTTCATAGGGCAGACAATAAATGATGTCTTCTATCATAGAAACCGCTTAGGCTTCTTAAGTGGTGAGAATGTTATCCTCACTAGAAGTGCTAACTTCTTTAACTTTTGGATGACTAGTGCAACCAAAGTACAGGATACAGACCCTATCGACTTAGCAGTTTCTGATAATACCATTAGCACCCTCTATAATGCTGTCACATTTGATACTGACCTTATCTTATTCAGTCAAGAAGCACAATTTATGCTCTCTGCTGATGGTGTCTTGACCCCTACGAGTGCTAATCTGTCCCCGGCTGTTACCCACTACGAAGCTAGTCTTAAAGCTAAGCCTGTCAATGCAGGACGCAATGTTTACTTTGTAGCTGAAAGAGCTAAGTATACTACTGTGCGTGAGTTCTTCACCGCAGCAGACAACACAGATGCTAAGGATGTTCAAGACATAACATCTCATGTTCCTAACTACATTCCTAATGGTGTCTATAAAATCATACCTTCTACTGTTGAGAATGTTATGCTCTATCTTACCGAAGGTGACGAGACAGCTATTTATGTCTATAAGTACCTTTTCATTGATAGTCAGCGTGTACAGGCTGCGTGGTCTAAGTGGGATATGCAGGGTGTTGTCTATGGAGGGCAATTTATTGACAACTATCTTTATCTGATAGTTGAGCGTAATGGTTACTATTGTTTGGAGAAGGTTTCCTTTACCATTAATACTACTGACTTTGATAGTGAAGCCTATCGTATCTTGTTGGACTGCAAACACTCCTATCAGATTCCTGCTGATTGCTATGATTCTCTAAAGGATGAAACCACAGTAAATGTAAGTGACATCTTTGGAGATATATATGAGCAGGATAAACAATATAGTGCTGTTGCTTCTGATGGTACATATGCTAAGGCTAAAGAAGGTAAGCTGGTATTTATAGGTGATTATTCTAACCAAGTATTGACTGTAGGTCTCAATTATAACTTTAAGATTGTTATGTCAACTATTATGGTTAAGCAGTCTGATAATGGTAATACTCAGGCTCTCATTGAGGGCAGATTACAGCTTCGTCAGATGTGGTTTAACTATGCTGATAGTGGCTACTTTAAAGTAACTGTAGATATTAAAGACAAACAAGCCTATGTCTATGAGCATACCTCTAGGCTCTTAGGTACTCGTTTTAATATCTTAGGTGCAATGCCTTTTTCCACAGGTTCTTTTAAGTTCCCTATCCAAGCCAAAAATGAAAACGTAAACATTTGTTTGGAAACAGACACCCCACTTCCTGTATCTCTCGTAGGTGCAGGTTGGATTGGTAACTATCAAAGGAGGACGAGACTATTTTAAAAGTATCTAAATTAAACATTGCACAGCTCTGTGACTTTAGAGAAAACATGAGAGAGGAAGACAGACTAGAGTGGTATTATGCTTCAGGCTGTTCTTTTGGTCTCACACCTGTTTTAGAGTTGAAGGATGCTTTGTGTCTTTATGATGATGAGACACACAAGGTCTATGCCGTTGGTGGTATTGAAGCTGACTTAATATGGGTTGTCTGCACTACAGAAGTAGACAAGCACCCTATTAAGTTCCTACGCTTCTGTAAACCATTTTTCAAGAAGTGGGTACAATGGCATGTCAGTAATTATGTATGGATGAAGAATATCAAACATATTAGATGGCTCACATGGTTAGGTGCTAAATTCTACAAATACAAAGAAATCAATGGAGAGCCATTTCAGAAATTTAGTTTATATCCGGCAAAGGAGTGATGTCTTATGTGCAGTCCTATGGTGGCTGCTGGTATCAGTACAGGCTTGCAAGTAGCAGGTGACTACATGGGACAACGTGCGCAAGCTAAGGCAGCACAGGCTACCATGAACGCACAGGCTAAGGCAGCTATTACTGAAATGAATTGGAATATCATGGATTTAGAACAGCAGCGCACAGATGCCTTTGACCAAGCTGTTGTGGAGATTAGCAACACTAGGTTGAACTCTATGCAACTCAATAGTGGCGTAAAGGCTGCTGTGAACGAGACCATGAGCGGACGTACAGCTAACCTCATTGTACGTGCTGCCGAAGGTGATACCGCTCGTGCTGTGTCCTCTATCCAAGATAACTATAAACGTAAATCTAATGAGGTTGACCTGAATCGTGAGCGTCAGGTAAAATCTACTCACGAATATTTAGAGAACCTTAATGCTTCTGCTCCTAAGATGCCTAGTAGATTCACTAACTTATTGTCTTCTGCTGCAACAGGCTTGAATAATTATACACAAGCTAAGAATATTATGAATCAGCAGAAGATTACAGGTGGTGCTGGTAAAACAGCTAAAAATGCTACTAAGACATGGGTAGGCAACGCTCCACGTAGCGTCCATGAGAAGCTAGGTATTGGTAATGGTATTTACAGGAGGTAAGAAGATTGAGTAAAGAAGTACAGGCAGCGGTAGGTACTCAACGGCAGTTTGCAAAGCAACCGGAGATGCCCTATGCGTTGTCCTTAAATAAATTCAATGCATCTACAGGTATCTCACAACGTACAGATTTAGATGCACAACGCTTAGCATCATCTTTAGGTCTCCTTGGTAAGAATATCATGGAGGAGCGTATTGCTGATGAGAAGCGTACCCAAGACCAAGCAGTCTTGGTCAATGCAGACAAACTCCTCGCAGGTAAGACACAGGAAGACCTGAAGAAGTTTGACCGCATGGCAGCTTTGCAGAACTCTAGTGATGAATTTGACTTGACAGATAATCGCTATGCTATGGCTGTTCTTGAAAAAGGCATTGGTAAAATGGCAAGTCAATATGCTAAGGAGCAATGGATGAATGACCCTGCTTCTGAAAAGCCTAAGAGTGTATCTGAAGCTGTTAGTCTTTTCAATAAGTATCTACAGGAGAACAGAGCTAACTTCAGTGATGATGGTATCTCTAATAAGGTAGCATTTGACCAAGGCTATTATGAGGGTGCTGTTCAAGACACAATAAAAATAGCTAATGAAGCTGACAAGAGAATCAATGATGATAAGCGTCAGAAGATGGTCATGTTAGGTTCTAGTGAGTTTCAAGACCTTGTGTATAGTGGAGCTAAGGGTGAAGACTTTCTCACTCGTGGTAATGAAGCGTTGCGTAAGGTTCAGTTAGGTGCTAGGGATAGAGATGGTTTCATTAAAGCTGTTGCCCCTCTTGCTCAGATGATTGCTGACCAAGATTTTGATACGGCAAGATTGGATGCCTTAGGTGACTATCAGTACGAAGATGGTTTGTCTTTGAAACAGATGGTTAACCTCTATCCCTCCTATACTAAGATTGCAGATAACTTCAATCTGAGAGTTACTGATGATATTGTGTCTAAGTGCACACGCCCTGATGGTACTATTGACCTCTCAAAAGCTGAAGCATTGTTGTCTCAGTTACCTGCGGAAACTACAAATGCTGATGGTATTCCTGAAGCTAACCTGCCTATCTCGCAGGGAGACAACCCCGACTTAGCAGACCTGTCACCCACTATGAAAAGTGTGTTACCTATGGTTGGTGGTGCTATCTATCAGTTAGGTTTTAAGGATGCACAGATTACAAGTGGCTACCGCACGGCAGAACATAATGCATCTGTGGGTGGTGTACCAAACTCAGAACATACCCAAGGTAATGCTGTGGATATTTATTTAGGCGATAATGTGGATGAAGCACAGGCTAATAAAGCATTGTCTTATTTCAAACAATACTTTGGTGAGGTCTTATTCCATGATGCTGGCACAGGCAGACATCTGCACCTTGCTGATTACCATGGTGGTATGAAAGCTGCTAATCCTAAAGAGCAGTCTGCTGCTGTCTATAATCCCCAACGTGTCAATAAGATACGCCAAGCTATCTATGCTAAACAGGCACAGGCTCAGCGTGTTAAGGCTCAACGTGATGCTGAGGAAAGAGACAGAATCAATATGGCTCTTTTGCAGACCAATGACCCCAACGAGCAATTACAGATTATTAATAGCTCTAACTTGCCAGCAGCAACTAAAGCTACTATGGCTCGTACTATTACACGCCAAGCACGTCAGTCTGCTAAAGGATATGGTAATGATGCAGAAGCTAAACATTTTTGGTCATATGAAAATGGCTATCAATATATTAAAGACACACAGACATATGCTGAATGGTACAAAGCTTATCAAGACCCTGATGTTGATGGAGATTCTGATGAGTATAAGGCTTTACAAAAGAGAGCTAATAGAGCCACAGCAAGACTTAATGCCTTGCTAGAGTTCAAAAAGAAGCGTGGGTATATCCCTAGTGAGCAGGAGACAACACAGTCTAGTGAACCTCCTGATGATACCCCTGTATTCTCTCAAAAAGACAAGGATATAGCAGAGATGAAGATATGGGCGAACAGTAACCCTAAAAATTCTGCTGGCGTACCCTTAGATGAAGACCAAATACGTGATGCTATTGATAAGTTTGCTATACGTAATGGTCTTGATGTGAATGATATTGAGGAGGAGGTCTTTGGTTCATAATGAGTATTATCGAGGATTTAAATAAACTTGGTGATGAATCATATGGTGATTTACAAGCCAAGGGTGAAGAACAGCTCCAAAAGATACAGCACCAAGGCTATAAGTCTTTTGATGACTTTGCTGGAGCGGTTACTGAATGGATTGCAGACATAAATAAATCAGGTCAGAAGCTTGCTGTGGCTGCTGGTGAAGCTTATAAAACAGGTAATTTTGATGCTATTGATGATATGTCTTTACCTGACATTGATTCTTCTTCCCCTTCTCCTGCACAGGAAAAGGTTGCACAGGCTTTGCAGGATGCTGTGGATGATGCACGCTATGTAGCCACTAAAGACCCCCTTACTCTTGTAGGTGATGTAGCCGGTGCTGCTAGTCCTTGGATTCCCTTGGCTGTTCAAGTACCTATCATGGTGCATGAGATGCAGAAGGCACAAGAGATTGAAAACGCTCCTGATATGTCTGACCAAGCCAAAGCATCTCTGCTCCCTATGTTGGCAGGTACTGTGGCAGCTTCTATGACACATGGCGTGGGTGGTCTTTTATCTAAGGCTGCCCCTAAAGTATCTAAGGTTATGACTACACCTTTTGTTGGTAGTGGTATCGCAGCAGGTACAGTTCTTGCTATGGATGAAAATGTACGTAAGTATGCAGAAGAACATCCTGCTCGTTTTGCTGTCAGTCAGTTTCTGACAGATACTGCTATTGGTGCTAAAAAGCTTGCCAAAGCAGATTGGTCTGCTAAGACAACCCCTATCACGGATGCAGAGATTGTGTCTGAAAAGACAAACCCTGCTACTGAGGTTATGGCTGATAAGACTAAGGTTGAGGAGACAAACAAAAAGTTAGGTTCTCCTACTAAAGAGAAGAATAAAAGAAAACGTAAGCATCGTAAGCAGCATCGTGAGAATGTATGGGATGTTGACAATGACTATGAGGAGATGGTTACACCTGCTCAGGTTACTAAGCGTGAACCAAAGACAACCGCTGAAAAAGCTTATCCTGAACAGATGCCTGAACAGCAGATGCAGCAGGATGCTATTGCTAATCAGTTAGCTAAAGACCATCTTGAAGCACGGCAGACACCTGAAATCATGCAGGGTGCACATGGAGATAAGCTTGAATATAGCAAAGATAATCTCTATCCTCATCCTGTGAGTGCAGAGGATATATGGGAAACTGCAAAGGCTATGTTCCCTATTCGCCCCGGCAGATTGGATTTAGCTGATAGTGATAGAACCTTAGGCTACTTTATGCCACAAGGTAAAGGTATTCGTATCCGTGGTTTCCGTGCATGGTCTGTAATCTGTCACGAAATCGGACATGGTTTGTCTGATAAATTCGGTTGGGGTAAAGATACAGCAATTCAAAAAGAACTTTATGATGGTGCAACTTCCATATGGCAACATGGTGAGTATGGCAATAGATATGCCCCGGAAAACTATGCTACCTATGTAGAAGAAGGACGTGCTGCCTTTATGAATGAGTATTGTGTTAACCCTGAGATGGCTAAGAAGCACTTCCCTCTCGCCTATGCTGAGTTTGAAAAAGCTATTGCAAGTGATAGATTCTATCAGGCACAAATGAACCTTTTAGGTCAACAGGTACGCCGATGGGGTTCTCAGTCTGACTTCAGCAAAGCTGCTGGTATGTTCCATTGGGCAGACAAAGAGCTTGGCAAAAGAATTGATAAACTCATTGGTACTTGGACTGCTACTAAAAAGCATTTTGCTTGGGAGTATGCTGACCTTGACGAAAGCATAAGAGCCTATGAGGATAATCAAGGTGTAAAGATAGCTATGGAGAATGACCCTGCTGTCTTAGCACAGTATGCAAAGCAAGCAGGTAATGATACTGTTGGTTGTCTTCTGAATGGTAATAATCTAGGCACTAGAGCTGCTATTAAGATGTTGCAAACAAAATTCAATGTCGCTCTTAATAATGTTGTTGCTAGTGATATTATAGTACCCCTAAGACCACTAGGTAAGCGTGGTGCTGAACTCCAAAAGTGGCTTTCAGAGACAGAATATAAGGATATGTATGAAGCCTTTAATACTTACCAAACAGCTAAGCATGAATTAGATGTTATGTCAACAGGACGTAAGACAACACATACTCTTGAAGAATGTAATAAAATCATTGCTAAAGCAGAAGAACTGCCTGAAATGAAAGTGGCTTCTAACCTTTGGAAACAATGGAATGAGAATGTGTTGCGTATTGCTGTTGCTGGTCAGATTATCCCTGCAAAGGTTGCTAATACCTTTTTGAAAAAATACCCTGAATATATCCCTATGTCTCGTTCATTTGAGATTGAGGGTACAAGTGACTTCTTTGCATCCCATAAAGCTATGACTGTTGAGGGTTCTGAGCGTATCATCAAAGACCCTATGGTACAGGCTATGAAGAATATGCAGAGTATTGTCACTAAGGTAGAGCGCAACCGTGTTGGTCTTGCTCTTGCTGATTTAGCTAAGGGTGAAAATGGACATTTTCTTATGATGCCTGTAAAAGATGGTAAATACAAGCACGCTTCACAAATTATTACTGTCTATGAAGATGGGCATCCTAAATACTACCAATGTATGATGAAAGGTCTCTATGAAGCTATGACTTCCGAAGATGGCAATATAAGTGCTTCTAAACTTGACATTATTGAGAAAATCTCTCATGGTGCAGCAACAGCTTTACGTATTGGCACTACTAGCACACCTATGTTTGCTACTGCTGCCCTCTGCAAAGATATTCTTGAAGCAACTATTATGAACGCTGATGGGCGTAGTGTTTCTCACATTCCCCTTGTTGCTCCTATGAAAATCTTTTGGCAGGGATTGCAGATGCTCAATAGTGACAATGCTTTTGGTAAACTTATCATTCGCAACAACAGAGAACGTGCTCTGCTTAGACAATACAAAAGAGAATTTAGGTCTAATGGTGTCACTATGTCTACACGCTTAGGCTCTATTGCTGAAATCAATAAAGACTTCAGGAAAACTGTAGCCCCTAACATTAGTGATTCTGTCCTTGATAAAATCTTATATCCTATCAAAGTATTATGGAATTGGAATGTAGCATATGGTGAAGCTATGGAACAGTTACCACGTATGGCTCTTTATCGACGTGCTAAAGGACGTGGTGCTTCTATGATTGAAGCTGCTATGGTTGCTTCTGACAGTACCCTTAATTTTGCGAAGAGTGGTACTACTGTTAAAACTCTTAACAGGCATACGCCTTTTTTAAATGCTGCTTTTCAAGGTACTTTAAAGACAGCTAGAGAGCTTTCTAAAAACCCTCTCAGTGTTGGTCTTGCTATGGCAGAGCATGTACTGTTTCCCACCCTGTTATTGTGGTATTGGAATAAAGACGAAGATTGGTATAAGGATATGCCTATGGAGATGAAGAATAAAGCATGGTACATCAAGATAGGTGATACCATCTATGATTACCCTAAACCTGCCTTTATCGGGCAACTAGCTGGTTCTATACCTGAGCGATTGTTAGATGTTATGTCTGAGGGTGAAGATAAGCAGGTTATTGCTGATGCTGTCTATAAGCTCATCAAAGACCTTGCTCCTTCCGGTGCTCCCCCTATCATTGAGAAATTCTATGAATGGCAGACAAACCACTCTATGTATCGTAATCGTCCTTTAGTTGACCAGCGTCTTGAAAAGCTCAGTCCTAAGAACCAATATAATCAGTACACCTCTATGGTAGCACGTGGTATTGGACAGGCAACTAATCTGTCCCCTATTAAGATAGACAATACAATCTATGGTCTCACAGGCTCTATGGGTTATACTTTTATGAATGCTGTGGATATGGTGGCTAGGGATAATATTACCCCTAGTAAGAAATGGACTGAATATACTCGCTTTACTTATACTGAGGGTACAGGTACTTCCCGTAGCAAGGATGTATTCTTTGGTGGTCTTGATAAGCTGGAGACACAATATGCAGATGCTTCTTTTGAGGGCAGGAAGCCTAAGGTGGGCAAAGAACTTAAAGGTATGCGTAAAGCTAGGGCAGATGCTATGAAAGTTTCTAAGGCTATCAGGGAGCTGTATGCAGACAAAACTATGGATGTAGACACTAAGCGTGCTAAACTTGATGAGCTGAATAAGAAACAAAATAGTATTTTCAGAACTGCCAATAAGAAATACTTAAATTACAAATATATACAAGTCCCAAAATAATGTGGTATAATACTTATTAGGAGTGATGCTTATGCAAAGATTTAAGATAAAAAATGTGGAGAAGTATTTAACTATCATTGTTTGGACGATACTAATCTCAGCTGTATTTTGCATAATATTTGACATAGAGGGTTCAAAAACTTTTGTAGATGTTGTGACAGGAGGTTTTGTCTATCTTTTCTTTGGTAGTTTTGCATTTTGCATAGTAGTTATGATAGTATCTTTTCTTTTTTATGCTATTTGTGAGATACGTAAAAAGAAAGACAATAAACTTATTGCTACTATATCTCTTATCCTTTTTCTTATATTCTTTGCTATTACATTTATTTTTGATAGTGGCATAGATATTCCCTATGCTCGCTTCTATGCTAGATAACATTTTCCCCGAGGTGATTCCAATGTACAGTTACTAACTCCATACCTATCCATTGTTGCTTTGCACGGACAATGAAAGGAGTTCTGTCCCATGGAATTAAGTGCTGATATTCAACGTGAAATACAGCAACAGTTTAAAAATAGCTATGCCCAACTTTTAGCGGACATAACTCGCATTTATGAGCAAGGTGCTATGCGTGATGCTCTCACCGGACTGTACAATAAGCAAGCCTTTGAGCGTGACAGTACCACTAATCACTTTGGTTTCGTTGGTATCCTTTTCGCAGACATCAATGGTCTGAAATATACCAATGACCACTTTGGACACAGTGCCGGAGATAAGCTGATAAAGGACTTTGCAGCTAAGCTTAAGGAGACCTTTATCTCCCCTATTTATACCTGCTATCACATCTCGGGTGATGAATTTATAGTGACTGGGTTTGATATTAAAATCCATGAGTTCCTTGGAAGTGTATTGTCTTTCCATAAATCCCTATGGGATAAAGACAACCCTCCCCTAGCTGCCTTAGGCTACTCTGCTGGTGTCTTCTCAGATATTGCGGAAATCACAGCATATGCCGAAAAAGCAATGTATGCAGACAAACAAAAATTTTATGATAATTTTCCTCAGATGAGGAGATAATAAATTGAATTGGTGACCGCTGGCTCTTTTAGAGCTGGTGGTCTTTTTATTTTTGTAAAGGAGATGATTAATATAGCTATTAAATTGGCTACATCTATTACTTGCACAGCAGATGGTTCACAAACAAATTTCTCTATTCCCTTTGATTATTTGCGTCCATCCTTTGTCCATGTGTCTGTTAATGATGCAGAGGTATCTGAAGGATTCACTGTAAGTAATCGTGGAATTATGTTTGATACTGCTCCTGCAAAGGATGCCCTTGTCAAAATTTATCGTAAGACCCCTACCTCTCGTTTGGTGTCTTGGGCAGATGCTAGTATCCTGAAAGCTATAGATATGACTATTGCAGAAGTTCAGCAGTTACATATCTTAGAAGAAGCAAGTGATTGGTCTAAGACTAATTCTATTGTTCTTGATGAGGAAGGTAATACATGGCAGGGACGTAACTGTCGTATGTCTAATATAGCTGACCCTACAGAAGCACAGGATGTTGTAACCAAGAATTACTTAGAGAACACCGAGGATTCCTTTGTTCAGCGCATGAACGCTATCAAGACACAGACTGAACAATTTGCTAACACAGCAGGTAACAGCAAAGATAGTGCCTATAAGAGTGCACAGTCCGCTAGTGTATCTGCTGCAAGTGCTGCTGAAAGCGCAAAGTTAGCCGAAGGCTACAAGAACATAGCTGAAACTGCTAAGAGTGATGCGTCCCTTTATGCTGCCAACGCTAAGACCTCTGCTGATAATGCAGGTGCTAGTAAAGAAGCAGCTCAATCTGCTGCTACTACTGCTAGTAACTTTGCGTCTGCTGCAAGAAACAGTGCGAATGAAGCACAGACCTACAGGAACAATGCAAAAACCTATATGGACAATGCTAAAAATTATAGTGAGAATGTTAATGTGTTTGTTCCTAGTGTGTCTACGGAGGGTGTCTTAAGTTGGACGAATAAAGCTGGACTGACTAACCCCAAAAGTGTGAATATTAAAGGCGCAAAAGGTGATACAGGTACTGCTGCGTCTATCAAGATTGGTAGCGTGACTACAGGTGCAGCAGGTAGTAATGCAAGTGTTACCAATAGTGGCACTGCTAGTAATGTTGTTTTGAATTTTACGTTGCCTAGAGGTAAAGATGGCAAAGATGGTGGCATTACTGTTGATGCAGCACTTAGCGATACCTCTATCAACCCTGTGCAGAATAAAGTTGTAAAAGCTGCTATTGATTCCGTTGCTGCTAGTGTGCCTACTAAAGTATCTGACCTGCCAAACGATGCAGGTTATTTGACACAGCATCAATCGCTTGCTGATTACGCTAAAACGTCGGTGGCTAACACTTGGACAGCAGCGCAGACGTTAAACTTTTTGTCGGTATATTACGAAAAGTATCCTATATACATCGTAACAGGTACGAATGATACGCCGATTATATCTGCAATGATGTATAAGGCAACTAATAATTTCACACTTGATTTAGGTGCTTTGGCAATGAAAGTTGATAAGTCACAAATCTCTGTATTTAGTGCGTACTTTACAGCGGATGCAGACTATGCATTGACTATCACTAACTGTGGAACTGTTAAGTATATAGGGTCTGCATCTGATGTAGCTATTACAAGCTCCGGTTTGCTTTTAAACATTATGATGGTAAAAGATGCCAGCAATAATCTGACCAGCATCGTGCAAGCTAATAAGTTATCGTAGAGGTGGTAATATGGGCTTAAACAGAATGATGATGAAAAATGGTGAGGTAAAGGTTGAAGATGGTAGCAAGTATTGGACTTGGAATGACGCAAATAATAAAACAATTTCTTTTACTGTTCCACCGGGGATTAAGAGAATCAAAGTAACATCGTCTATTGATGGGGGTGAGGGTGACCCCGATTTATCCAACTATGCTAACATAAAGAATACATCAACCAGTAAAGTTTGGGGTGAGGGTTGGTTTTATACTACCTCTGAGGGTGAAGTCGCCGATGCCGCAGATATTGATTCCATTGTAGGTGTAACACCCAATAAAACTTATAGATTGCTGTTTAATTGCTATTATACAATTGGTGTGACTTTTTCATGGGGTAAAGCAATAAATGCGATGACACCCACAGTTGAAGATTATTAAGCAAAGGAGGAACAAAATGCAAACAAAATATAAATACAAAGACCAAACCTACTCTAACATTTACCCACTTTCAGAAGCCTTAGGGCAGGAAGGTATCTTTATTCCACCGACAATCAGTGATGAAGCCTTAGCGGAATTAAATGTTACTGTTACTCACGAAGAAGAACCTTTAGAAGTGATTAAGCAACGTAAGACTGCGGAGCTGAAATATCAGCGTGATAAAGCTGAGGTTGAGCCTATCATATACCAAGGTTACTCTTTTGATTATGATGACAAAGCTAGGGATAGAATTAGTGCAGCTATTGTTGCCCTTGAAGTCTTAGGTGCTTCCGTCACCCTCATATGGACTACCGCAGATAATAAAGATGTAAAAGTAACTGCATCTGACCTGCGTGGCATTATTGCACAGGTGGCGTTGAGAAGTGACAAGCTCCACATAGCTTATAGAAAAGCTAAAGAAAAAGTGGAAACCGTTACAACTAAAGAAGAGGTTGAAGCTATCAATTTATTTTAATTAAGTAAAAGACAGGGTTGTTGTCTCCCCTTAGGGGTTTGGGTGGGCAGAAAGGAGTTATCATGGAAAAGAATCGTAAAAAGGCTCGTGCTTGGCTTAAGTCCTCTACTCTCACTGAGTACAAGGCTATCACTACTGAAGCCAAGCTTACACCAAGACAACAAGACATACTCGACAAAATCATCATTAGTGACTACTCTCAACAAAAGCTTGCTATGGAGTACCACGAAGATGTGTCTTGTATCAAACGTGCCTTAAGACAAATATATGACAAAGTATATATTGTCCTTTTTGAATAACTTTATAGTCATTTAGTTACAACTTTCAATTTCTAAATTCATGTTATCATAATAGCAGGAGGTGACTAGTCACTATGCAATATAACATGAACCAAAACAAACTTATGCAAATGATGATGATGCAAGCCTTGAAGCAAGTTTCCCCTGAACTGTTAGCAATGGTTGAGGAGGAAGCTCGTAAGCGTGGCATGTCTGACGAAGACATCAATGCAGGTAAAGCATACATCAACCAAGTTCAAAAAGGAGTTGAAAAGTAATGGAAATGGCTAATGCTGGCGTAGGTCTCGGTGATGCCCTGATGCTCGCCAAACAAGGTTCTAATGGTAATGAGATGTGGAATAACCCCTTTGTATACCTTATCCTCTTAGCTGCCTTTGGTGGTGGCTTTGGTGGTTGGGGTGGTAATGGTTCTGCTTTCCAAGGCGCTGTAACTCGTGCAGAGCTGTCTGAAGGCTTAGACAACCAAGACATCAAAGCTAGTCTGCGTGGTATCCAAAGTGGTATGTGCGACGGCTTCTACACTGTTGGCATGAACGAAAAAGAAACCGGATACAAAGTAGCTAGTGTCGGTGAGAGTATCAATCGTAACATTGATGCCCTGCGCTTTGAGGGTGCTGCAAACACCTGTAAGGTTACCACCGCTATCCATGAGGAAGGTGAGAAAACTCGTGCTCTGATTACCTGCAACACTATGCAAGCTCTGCGTGATAAGTTGGCAGATAAGGATAGAGAACTCCTCTATCTGAAACTTAAGGTACCTGCTACTACCACTACTGCTGCGTAATGTACCGAGGGTTGGCTGAGAAGCTGACCCTCTTTTATTTTATTATGGAGGATATTATGGACAATGAAATTGTAAAGACAACCCCTCCTATTGGTGTCTCCACCCTATCCCTCATGGGTATTCCATTATCTGATTGGGTGTATATCGTCACC